TCCGCTTGCTTCATCGTTTCAGCATCTATCTTCTTGCCGCCTTCATCATTCAGTCCGGCTGGACTACCGGCAGATTGCGCACCAGTGCCACCGCCTGCTCCGCCAGTACCGCCAGTACCGCCGACGCCACTGTCACTGACGACATTCCCGCCAGTTAATTGGTCATCCCATTTCTGAATGATATCGCGCATGTCTTGAAGAGACTTTTTAGAATCTTCTTCAGTATCTTGTTTCAACAAAGTAGAACCCGGCTCTAATTCACCTGCGTGAGCCTCTGTGCTGAATTGTTTGCCCAGCCATTCATAAAGCTTGATCATCCCTTGCATCGGTCCAACGCCAGCACCGCTCTTGGCAGTATAGCCTGAAATCCCTTCTGGCTTCTTCTGCATCTCTGTTACAATTTTACCCGGATCAATATCGTTCAGATGATGCCTTTCAATAAAATCAATAATCGCTTTGGCTTCTTGATACGTTGTTTTCAAAGTGTCCATAACAGGACCATCAAAATACTTCTTAAAATCATCAGCAAACTTGCGCGCTTTATTATTCAAATCATCAAGCCCCGTAGAGCCGGTCAATTTAACAATGCCCTCCAGCATCGTATAAGACATTGACTTCCATGTACTCTCAAATATAGTTTCAAGATTGACCATCGTCTTGTGATATTCTAAGGCAGCTTCCTTGGCAAATTTCCAAGGTTCAATCAAACCCTTCATACCATATTTTTGCGCTTCCCATGCTGCTCTGGAAACTCCAGTTACGGTAGGCAGCCACGCTTTGAATCTTTCGCCACCGTTATTGTAGGCTTCTTGAAGAACGTTCATCGCTTCCTGCTGCTTGCCAGCGTTCATCAATTGACGAACCTGTTCAGCGAGCGCAGGGCTACTGGCTTGCAATGATCTATAAAACCCGGAGGTCTCCTGCAGCGCCAAGACTTCCTGCAGCTTGGCACCGATGCTGGCAATACCTTGACTGGCTTCATTGGCGCTGAGACCAGCCGCAGACAATTGCAGCCGCATCTTCTTCAAGCCTTCGGTGGCAAAGCCTGTATTGATGGCAAAGTTTCTAGTCTGTAATGCACCGACAGCAAACGAGTCCAGAGATTTCGCAGCGCCAACAAACATGGCAATGAGACCACCGGCACCACCGATCGTCCCGAGCAGACCTTTGGATGCTTCCTCCATGCCGCGCATCGCGCCGCGCGTATGCCGCTGAATTGACTGACCAAACCTTTCGGTCTCATCAGTCACCTTCTTCATTGCATTGCCAGCCTCATTGAGGCCGACAACCTTTGCCTTGAAAGTATCTATCTCTTTTCCCATCTGGCCAAAGAAGGCCAGCATTTCTTGGGAATCAAAATCTTCAGGCATTATCGTTGTCCACTGGTCGCAATACCTCTTCCAGTTTCGTCGTCCATTTCATATGCCGCATTATTTCAGAAAACGGCATATCCAAAAACTCGCGCGGATTGCGCCCATAGTATTTGGCCAGACGATAGCAATCCAAGATGAAGTTGTCTTCTACATCTCTGGAATAAAAAAACGGTGCGCCAGTGCCAAGGCTGCGTACCCCCAATCTTTTGGATGCATCGCCTTGATTGCAGAGGGTGGCACTCCCGCAAGCCGAGACATCATGGCGAACATAGCCTTCGTCTCAAACGTCATCTTTGGCTGCTCACCTGACAGGAAGTCAATCATGACAGGTGTGCCGCAGATTTCAATGTCGCCTGCAGTTGGCTCGCGGAATTTCAACTCCCTGACTTCTTCGCCGTGCGCAATAACTGCCTTGCGCAACGGGATCACCAGCTCGGTCAACTCAACACCATTGACCTTCTTCGCCTCTTCGGCTTTGCTTGGCGCAGCCTGTTCTGTTTCATCTACCATTTACTGTATCTCGTCGCAGCTAATGCCTTCCCACTTGACCCGGACCAACCCGTCACGGGCGTTGATAGCAAGGGCCGATACACACCAGCCCTCGCGCAGCACATAAGTTGAATTGTTTGCAAGCTCAGCCGTCACTGTTACGTTCACCTGAGCTTCAAAGTCTTCAACTGACAAACCCGGCACCGTACTCACATCGCCCTCAATGGAGGGCACGCGAGGGAGTTCGGAATATCCGTGAATATAATCTTGGCCAGCTAGACCAGCCCGCTCAATCACTGATGGGGTAATCGTGAAATTTCCCCGCAGTGGATATTGATTGCCGTCCACCTTGAGATAGGCAATCCCAGCTATTCTTTGCGCCATAGTCTTGTCCTTTCACAAGATGGAATTATGCCGCGACAACAGTGTCGAGGCCGCGATCATACTGCAGTCTGAACTGAGCAAGGACTGCGAAGACTCGGAGTTGGTTCACCAAATCTGGCGGATAGAGGACGTTGACGCGATTTGGATCATTCGGATCGCGTTCAACAATCAAGTTGGCTTTGAACGCTTTGCCGTTCTCAACCAGACCATTGAACTCATCAATGCGATACTGCGCAACCAATTCCGCCTTGATGATCTTTGGCGTGACGATTGCCTGTCCAGAACCGAATCGAGTTCCATCGTCCGCGAGTTTGTGACGTGGATATTTGCTGGTGATGGCTTGCCGCTGATTGCGTAGCAACTTAGCCAGCGTCGCCAGCGTCGTCACCAGCTCATAGGCGTCGTCACTGTTGCCATACAGGTTCTTCTGGTACGTCGTGTTTTCACGCATGACCATTGGCACGTCAACAGGCGTGCGCTGCGTGGCAATGCCAACAAAGGATAGCCCATTCAACTCCGAAAGCAGGAATCGATTGTGCGACAATGCTGGCAGACAGTTTGCGAGCGACAATGTCTGCAGCGGACGAGCCGGGTCATTGACCAGTGCGCGTGCCGCCTTCGCGGTGTAGGCTGCAGCCCATTCATAAGTCGGCGTTGGACTACCAACCTCAACACCCATCACAGACATCTGCGCGCTGTTGCGTGTTTCCCCAAACAGAAGCAGATCAGAATAGATGCCACGCTTGGCGTTAAACAGATGTCCATAATGTTGTCTGATGAAACCCCACCTCCCGGTGTCGCTGAAACCAAACTCCGTTTCCCATGCCAGCATGGACGTGCTGTCCGTGAACGGCATGCAGACGTAGTCAATTTCAGTTTCACCAAGCGCACTGATGGCATTCGTAAACACGGGATCACCGACGCCACCTGTCAACTGCGTGTAGGTCAGCTTCACACCCTGCGGCAATTGCTCACCGCCGACGGTGCCGTAATAGCTGTCCGACATCACGATGTCATTGCCCGGTGTGCCTTTGTATTTGGCCGTCACAGTCACGGTGCCAGTTGTAACTGTAGCAATTACAGGCAAACTCGGATTAGCATTGATCGCAGCTTCAATTGAAGCCGCAACAATGTCCACGGTGTCAGTGGCACCGACATAGACAGGCACATTGCGGCCTGCGATATACAGGTCAATTGAACCCGCTGCAGTCGGTGCCGTCGTTACCACAATCGAGCCTGTCGCAGCCGCACCAGTTGGCTCAGCCAGCGGCAAACCCCAGACTTCATTCGCCCAATTGTTGGCGAAGAAAGTGCTGAACATATTTGCCAGCATGGAGCCTTGCCCGAACATTGCATCAGCCTGCGCCTGCGAAGCACAGGCGATCGGCACATCATGAATTGCAGTACCGGTCGATGTCATGATGCCAACAAGCAAAGAACGACCCGGCGTCAAACCGAGGCCAGCCATCGAAGGATCCAATTCGACCCAATAGAGTGGCATCCTCCAATTCGACGGGATTTGATTAAAGCTAACGGGCATGCTGCCCTCCTTTGGTACTTGTGAACCTATTCAGACTTGCGCGAAAATTTCGTCTTCTCTTGCTTCTGCGGATCGCCACCCTCGTGCTTTGTCATCTGCGGATCGCCGCCGCCCTCAGGAGTGATATCACCATCCCTGATGCGTCGTTGCGTGAAGGAATCATCAGGCCAGTCTACTAGCCCTTCCGCACGAAACTTACCCGCCGTTGGATGCGCAAGCACACGGCGAATGTCATCATTCTTCGGGAACACTTTCATCAGTCTTCTCCTTTTCTACAGGCAAGTCCCATTCAGCGACAACCTGCTGAATTTGAGTAGTGTCTGTGTCGAGTGGATATTTGGTTTCAAAATGCATCTTAGCAAAGACATTGTCCACGACGGGTGGAAAGTCAATCACGCCAAGATCGCAAATCAAAGTGAACCTGCTCTCAGCAATCGGGATGGCATTGTCCGCGCCAGCCGCCCCGAATTGATGTGTGCGATTACCGCGTGTGTATGCCTGTATCTTGGCCTTCGGATTCAAATACAAGGTCGGGTCTGTAAACAGACGATCCATGACCAGTGTCCAAGCAAGGTCAAGTGTAAGCTCCGCAGCAGCTCCGTCATTATTCTGCACGACAACGGAAAAACCATACGTTGCTGAAGAATGGAAACGAGGCTCACCGTCATTTGGATCGCCTTCCGGTGACAAGTCTTCACTGATGAAATAGACGCCAAGGAACGGGATCAATTCAGGCTGTATCTGTTCAGCTTTGTTCGTACCGAACTTGAACGTCTTGAAAAACGGCATCGTCTTCAAACGCGCCATCATCTCATCGCGTACAATCATGGCGTAACTGCTCGCTGTCATGGCGTTGGCAACGGCGGCACAATGTGACGCAATGTCAAAGTAGTTTCACCGCCGCCATCCGGGTCACTATCCATCACTTCAAATTGCCCTTCGGCTGGTATCGTACCCTCAGCCGGTATGTCAACCAAGTCACCTTGCAACGGCTGCACGGCAATTTCAGCGTCGCGTATGTCCAGTATGACGCGCGTGTCGGAAAGAATAATGCCTTCCATCGTGGTAACGTCAAAAGCTTCCGTTTCAAGGATACCACGCGTGACGTAAGGCTGACCACCGGGCTGGCTTTTCACTGGCGTGATAGTAACCTGCCGCCCAAATGTATTCTGCGCATGCACCAGCACTGTTTCAGAAAAGTTAAACGCCATGCTACCTCCTGAAAATTCTCTTCGCCATCCTGCGCCCGCGCAACCTAGCCTGCCTGCGCAACTTGCGACGCCGCTTGGTCTTGCGACCAATCGTCTTGCCCTTGGTCTGTAAATAGGTCGGGACGTAAGGCAGACGACCCGGTATCCACTTGCCGATTGCATTGCGTGGCTGACTGCGCCAGTCGTGCCGCCAGTGATTGTCAAGCCAGTCATCTCTACCCTTGGCCCACTCACTGCGACCCCACGCAGACTTTGATCTCCAGTTACCGCGCTTCTTGCCAAGAACCTGTTTCTGCAAAGTCCTTATAAAGTCTGTCTTGACTTTAAAAGGATTGAATTGATCTAAATTAAATGACTTCGGCTGCAGCTTACGTAAATCACTCAAGGCTCCAAATGGAGTACCGGGGACGCCCAATTGCTGCAGCAAGAACTCACCGCCCATGGCCTCCAGTTTCTTCAACGCTATCTGTTCAAGGCCACCGCCAGCAACCAAGGAAGAAATCATCTTGGCGATGTAGCCGACCGCAACCATCAGGCCGTCAAGCGCGTGAAGCGCATGAGCAAATCTTTGGCGGCACGCTGCGCAGGCGTACCAGTCGCAGCACCACCGCTGCTCGATGAACTTGATTTGGCGTTTGGATCAAAATACATGATCCGACTTTCCTTATGCGTGATTGACCGGATCGTACTGTCACCACGGATCGTGCTGTAATACGCGTCATGCGTAATCAGCATCACTGCTTGGCGCAATGCGGGCGGCACCTCCTGCGGCACCGCATAGCCACCGGAATATGTCACGACCACGGACTCGGACCACAGATTGCCGTTGAATAAAGAAAGCTTGCCGGACTCGCCGTCAACGTCATATTCCGCTGTAGCATTATCAACCTC